ATCAGGCAGCGCTGCTTCCAATTGGCTAGTGAAGTTTGATTTGTTTTCGCTCCTCTCCCTTTCATGCACAAGGTGCTTCATAGTCGCCGCTGATAAAATTGCACTGTCTGTTATTAGGTTTGAAAATTGAACTTGAAACCATGCTAGTAGCGTTTGGTGCTCCATGCCAATAGGGTATGGATATGCCATTCTCAATAATTTCTGAATATTTGAATGGTTCGTTACGGCTTCAGAAACACTGCCGGCAGGCACAGAAAAGCTTAAATTGTATATTGGATTTGAAGCATCAAACACTATATTTGATTTTTGGAAAAAGCCATTTATTGCTTGTGTTGTTCTGGAGTCGGTATTTCTCTCAAAAGAGAAGGATTTCAAAAATGGTTTGAACTCTGCCTTTTGGCTACCTTTCGAGAAGATAATAAGAGCTTTCTTGTTTGTGCTATATTTTAATGTGTAGTCTTTACCAGTTGTAGCCATTGTATCTTTTCTCCTAAACGCCAAACGGCCATGTTTTGATATCTCTATCATGATATTTGCCACTTTTGCTGAATCCTCTAATGTGGACTTCTCTCAAATTTTCATTTAAAGAGTCTTGAGGTACTAGCATAAAACTTACTTTATAAGACTTTGGAAGCAATCTCCCATTATGCTCAAAAAATCCCATATCCACATCGGTATCTGTTGAGAACTTTAATATTTCACATTGCAAGCCATATGTTTTCATATCTTTATCAGTCTTTATTACGTGCTTGGATGTGTATTTTCCACTTTGTATCAAATTGGCATAGGAAACATAGAAAAGGTTTTGCCTTGGCTTAAATGCACCAAGAGGAAACCCCTGCCCAATACCTCCATCTTCTATCTCGCCATTTAAAATCTTCATTTGATCGGCAATAGAGAAACTTTGAGGCTCCACAACATGAGGGGCTGTTAGCATGGCATTCAACAATGCCACTTTTCTTGCGTTCACATCTGCCTCATAGGCAGATACGGACGGTATCTCTAGTGAAACTTTATAAGAAAGTTTTTGACTTTTGTGAACCTTAACTGGTGAGCCGGTTGTTTTATCATTAATAGAATCCGCATAATCCAATTCTAATGAAATCTCAAACGCTTTTAAAAATGGTTTAAAGACAACTGTATTTAGCGTATCTCCACTTCTATTGTTGTTTATGCCAACCTGCACATTTCCGATATAAAGAAATGCGTTTTTGTTATAAGTATAGATGTTCGTAAAATCATCTTCTTGTTTAAGAATTTTTGTATATCCGTTGAACCATGCCATATTATTTACCTACTGTGTATCATTTATTGTTTTCTGAATTCTCTCTTCTATCAAATCACCATCCAGCAATACCCTAACTACCGTGGTAGTTTCTTTTGGCTCTGGCATGTTTACATCAACAACTAGCCTGCTGGAGCCACCCTTGAGGGAGGCAAATAAAGCATCCTTCCCGGCGACTAAGGACACCCCATCCGAGTCAACTGAAATTGTCATTTGTTCTCCGCTTAATGAACTCTTGAGACTACCAATGGTGGTAGCAATGGTTGATATCCCACTAGCGAACTTCTCAATGCCAATTCCGACTTTCATTACACCAGCCCCAGCTTCTTTCATTTCGTCGAAACTTGAGCCTCCAATGCCAACGGTTAATGCTAAAAGCCCTAAAGCAGCAGTTGTTAGACCTATACCAACTGCTGAAAATACCGATGAAGATCCCATATATATAAGCGCTGTTGCAATTGCGGCTATTCCAAGAGCTACTTGGAATAGCTCACCCACATTACCAGTAAGAGTAGTCATCAAACCACCTATCGACTCAACGAGGGGTGGCAAAGTGTAAAACAAAGCCGCCAGCCCTATCATTAATCCTGCTAGTGCTGCTGATGCAGTTAAAACAGCCGGCCCTGCAAAGTACATAGCTGCTCCAAAAGCAATAACTCCAATAGCTGCTATCCCTGCTATTTGCCATAATGCTGGTGAGCCTGTCATGTGCCAAATGCCATATGCTATAAGCAATATAGCAGCAAAAGCTATCATTGCACCCAAGGAATACCACAGTGCTGTTCCATAGCTGAATTGCGCCCCAGTGGCGGCTGTTGTAACTGTTATGGATGCTCCCTTTATTGCACTATTAGCAGCTTCTGCTCCGGTTAAAGTTATTGTAGCAGTTGTTGCTGCTGCTTTGGCTGCTGCATTGGCAGCAGTGGCAGAAGCCATGCCCATCTGAATCAGCCCAAACCCCACCATGAGGAGCTTTAATCCTCCCCATACTATTATTAATTCTTTTGTATGGTTGATTACCCAAATAAAGCCATCAATTAACTTTGGCAAATGGTTAATTATGGTTTTCAACGCTTCTTTAAACCCATCAGACTCTTTAAAAGCTGATTCCACTGCTAATCGCATCTCTTCAAAAAAAGTTATAGCTTGGGGTAGCAACTCTTTCAACTGGTCCATTGCCTTGTTGTAGTTCTTCATTTTTTCTTCTGCTTTTGCATATTCCTCTGCTTCATTGGCAGTCATCGCACCAAGCATGCCTCTTGCTTTTTGCAAATCTCCACCGGCAATTTGCTGAGCAATCATTAATTGTGTTGCACGATCAAGTTGATCAAAATCGGCAACTGTTGCCATTATTCCTTCTCGTATTGTCTGAACACGTTCATCCATATCCATTTGCATCAACTCTATTGAACTAAAGTTTGTACCTAGTGTGCCATTCATATAGGCAACCCAATCTGCTGCTTCCTTGAACGTATCAAATTTCCCGGCAACTCCAAGTAAATCGTTAACAGCAACTCCTGCTTGTTTTGCCATGAATGCTAGATTTTGAAATTCTTTTGCTGCTCTCGCACCGGTATTTGATATTTGAGATAGCGCACCTGCAAAATCAGTAAGATATTGCTCTGAAGATATGCCCATTTCCCTCGCAGCAAGCGCCATTTGAGTAACTTGTTTAGTCGCTTTCTCCATATTTTTTCCGTAATTGATAGACAAGAGATTTAATGTTTTGTAATATGCCGCCGATGAAACTCCCATCTTTTCGAGCATTTCTTGGTTTGATGTTATAAGTTTCCACACTTCCTTGGTTTCACTCTTGAATCCTGCTATTGAGAAATATGCTTCATGAAAACTTTTCCCTAAATCTTCCGCTGTTATATTCATGTCATGTAGTGGTGCTTGTGTTTCTACCAAAAAGCCTGTGAAATCCTCTTTCATTTGCCCTGTTGCCAGAGACATTTGGATTAAACCCTTTTGGGTGTCAACAATTGTTTTTTTCAATATTTCAAAACCAAGAGCAAGAATGTTTACCGGGGATATCATCTGCATAATCCCGGCTCCCATCATTCCCAATTTTTTTGGCATTGTGGATAAGTCAGCCGTGAAGTTGCTAAACAAACCCACCACTTTACCAAGACTGGTGCCACTAGCATCGAAAACCAATCCCATTTTCTGCGCCATTCCACCCATTGAACTACCAAAGTCACTCCCGAATTTACCAACATCATCCAGTTTTCCTTTCATTTTGTCAATGGCTTTTACTACTTCTTCAGTGCCTTCTCCAACGTCATCTAGCGTCTTGGTTAAATTTTCATACACTTTTTTAGATATCAATCCCTGATTTCGCATTTCGTCTATGCTTGCTCGCATTTTTGTAGCTGTTTCTTCTGACGCATCGCCGGCTGCAACTGAATCAGCGTGTATCTGTTTCAATTGATTATAATGTGCTTTTTCTGTTTCAACCTTCTTTTGAGCAATTTCTAACTGCTTTGTCATCACTTCAGCAGCCTTAGTTTCCAGTTTTAGCTTTTCTTTAATTCGTTCGATTTCTAGTCTTTGGGCATCAATAAGTTTGTCCATATCGCCGCTATTACCAGATCCTTCGCCATCACCAGGGGGTGCTTCCCATTCATACATAATTGTTGTTTCCTGTTAATATTAAATAGTATTATAACAAAAATGCCCAGATAAATCTGGGCATATCATCTTCTGGATGCTTTGTCAACTTCTTCTTTTTGTTTTTCATATTCCTTTAGTGTTCTATCAAGCCACCATTTACGTAGTCCAATAGGCAAAGAATACAATTCTGTTAATGACCAGCCTCCATAGTGTTTGAGAAGAAAGAACATCTCATAAACACTTTCCATGTACTCATCGTTCAGGCCAAAAAAAGTCCGCCCCTAGCGGCACCTCCATCTCTTGTTCATGGCCACAAGAGGGGCATTCAAAATCGCCTGCAATCTTTAAATCAGGACTGATGCATGCATAAGCATCTCTAAGATACCTAGACTCAGCAGCAGGAGCATTCTCAATGAAGTGATTAATTATGCTATTACTACTGTGCCCTTCAATGGATACTATCATTAATTTCATCTGTTCTGTTACAAAGGCATCTTGCTTTGAGTTTTTCTTTTTTGACATTTTCTTTATCATAGCAAGCTCTTCTTTACCAGTCAACAGCTTGACTTCAACTTTAAATTTGGTTCTTGGTAGAACTATAAGATAATTGCCATTTTGTAATTTGGTAATATCATAATCATCCCACTCATTGCCATTATAAACTTTTGGCTTTGTTAAATCAAAAGCCTTTTTAACAACTTCGCTACAACTAGGGCATGTAACTTTTGTTTTATAAAGATGTCCATACGCTGAAGACCTAGACGCAATTATAATAGCATTTCTATCTCCAACTAAAATATCTTGTGCATTAATATTTTTATTAACAACCACATTGGATATCAATCTATCCAACGCTACACCGCTCTTGAGCAACGAACGAGATGTCAAAATATCTTCATCTTTTGCCGTCATATATCTAATTTCTATTGTTTCTTCGCCACATAAGGGATGCCCTTGCGGATATCCATCCCCCAATGATGGTAACTCCACAAATTCTGTTGGAGTTACAAACTGTAAAACCGATTCTGGACTTGTGCCTGGTAGCTCGTCCGAACCGGAGTTTTGTGGACCAAATCGATCCTCATTATTTCTTACCATTTATCACCTCTTAGTAAATATTTTTTTAATTTTTATCTATTCTTCATATCATCATACGATGGAGCCGTGAAGCCTGTTAGATTTTCATATTGCTCTTTATCTTTCAAGTACTGAATCCTAGGATTGTCTGACGTGTCAAAAGATTTCGTCTGCTTTAGTCTGTCCGCCATTGCTTCTTTGCCAAATGGGTCTTCGTATGTTTTACTATCAGTTCCTTTTCCTTTCTTTTCAAGTGCCTTAGTTAACGCCGCTTCTTCCTTTTCTGTTCTCTTCTTCCAAAGATTGGATACTTTCTTAACTTTTCCGCTGCCTGGGTAAGCTGCACTGGACTGGGCGGCAATAATTTGCTCTGTGTTCATGGCTGCAACCAGTGTAATGGCACCTTTAAAGTCTTCTGCTTTTTCTTGTGCTGCTTTTTCCGCTTTTTCGAGAGGTTTTTTCTTATCACCCCTTAAATCAGCATGATATTGCAATTTTGTTTTAGCTTGTGCCTCAGTTGTTCTCATCCACAAGTCCGTCATTTTGTCAACTTCTGCATTTCCTTCCCCATTGTTGTAAGCGCCTGGGGCTGCGCCGGCAGCTAAATCATAATCTCCAAATTTTTTCACTTCTGACGTTTGAGACCCTATCAACTTAGCAATATTGGTTTTCTTGGGAGAACCAAAAGTTGGTTTAAAATTTTGATATCTAGAACTGGTAATGGGTTTCTTCCCAACACCAGCATTTCCCTTAATGCCTGTGCCTTTGTTTTTAAATTTTTGATATACATCAGTTGTAAGTGGCGAAGTCATAAATAACCTCCAAAACGTATTCTACAGGTTCATCAGAATCATATGACAAATCACCATATTTAATTGACTTAATCATTGGGTTAACCAAAGTCCATGTCTCATTTACTTTTCCATCTGGTGTTAGTTGAGATATTTTAACATTTTGACTTATTGGGCTTGCCTTTGAGGTGCTTGCCTTTCCTGTTAAACCTTCACCAAACGCATTGGCTATTGTTGAAGATTTATCAGGTGTAGTTATGCTAACAAATTTACCTGCACCTGTTGCTAATTGGTGACTCGCGACTGCTGGTGTAGCATACCCTGTATTATTTAGCATTTGTGTTAAAAGAGCAGAAGTATCAAAAGCATTACCGCCCCCATTCATATCAATAAATGTAATCGTAATAGGATTCCACTTAACTGTTCCTGGGTAGTTGAATACGTGATTAATCAATTTAAATTCTTTTATGGCTACCTCCAGACTTGGCTTAGAGACAGATTTTACATTTGGTAAATAAAAATCAGCACCAAATGAAACAATAAATTTCGATTTTTGTTTTATTTCTATGTCTGTATTGTTCCAAAATGCCATTTGTCACACTCGCATTATGATATGGTGGTTGAAGTCATTGAGGCTGTGTCGGCTACTGTTGAAAACCCAGTTTCCTCGCCACCACCGTTGTTTTTCGTGATTTTGCATTCTGCCCAATCATATCTTAAGCCTATTTCTAGCGTTGTCAAATCATCACTCTCATAATCCAATTCGCCATACTTAACAGATTTAATAAATGGCGCATGAAGTGTCCATTGTTCTATTGTTTCACCATCAGAATTCATTTGTGAAATAACCACTTCCCCGAGAGCGACTTTTGATTTTGCTTTGCCGAGTGTTGATGTTGCTTGAGGGCTACCAGGAGGAGCATACCCAGCCTCTTTCATTAATTTATTTAATGCATTTGCTGAATATGGGTCTTGAGGGTCCACAAGCGTCATATTAATTTCTTGCCACTCCACTCTCCCTGGCCAATAAAAAGTGTGATTTAAATACGAGTGCTTTGATTCTGTCACAGTAAAGTTTGGTTTTCCAACTTTCTTTGCATACCAAATAATTGAAGCGTTGGCCCCTGAGTTGTTTTTAAGTCCATCAAATTGAATTTTAAATCTAAAATTCCTCTTTGGGTCTGCCGCTGTTACCGAATTCCAAAATGCCATTTATATTTTCTCCTATATATTTTTAAATAGTATATTATGCAAATTCTGCGCCCGTTTTAGAAACGATAAAGTCAATTGCAATGAATTCAATTGCCCTAGCAGGCTTCAAATAAACTTGTGCATACATAATGTTCTGATCTATTAAATCAGGTGTGGTTGTTGTATCATCCAGAACCAATTTGTATTCTGTTAGTCCAAATCTTGCTTGAACATCAGCCAAAATTGGATCGGCTTCTCCTATAAATCTATTCCAAGTAGCTTCAACATTGTTGTCAAATAAGATGTTACGAGCAACAGCGGAAATCCTAGACTTAAGATAGAGCAGCAATCTTCTTACGTTGATTCTATCAAGTGCGGACTTAATTCCAATTTGAAGTGTTTTTTGTCCGAAGATAACAACGCCTTCATTGGGAAATGTGGCAATAGGATTAACATTAACTCGCGAATAGAGCTTATCTCTTTGATCAGAATCAAGTCTCTGTCTTGCTTGGATGACTTTTGGCCCGGCTCTTCCGCCGAGTCTTCCAAGTCCACCTCTGTTGAATCCTGCTGGTGCAAACCATGCAGCCGAAGCAGCCTCAGACTGAGCAATTCCGCCAAACCCAGCCACAGAAGATGGTATCCAAACTCTTCGATTATTATTAAATCTATCAACTATCTGAACAGATGGATAAAACGCACAAGCAAAACTTGTTTGAATGTCTCTCTGTTGAAGAGAGCTAACCGCGCTGTTAACAGCACCCCTTCTATCGCTAAGAGATTCAGTTGATTCATATACTGATTTGTAATCATTCTCAATATCTATAACAGCCAACACGTCCTTTCTTGTTTCAGCGATAGCCAATACTTTATCTGTCACCTCAGTTACATAAAACCCAGGAGCAATAAGCATATTGGCTGGAACAAAGTCTGGATCTTCAACTGAGTCAAGAGCCTTGTTGATAGTGTACTGAAGGTAGTTTGTTAAATCATCGCTTCCAAGTCCAGTAGACTTGATTTGTGCGTTTCTGAATGGTTCTGGTTCCGTAATGTCCATACCATGCCTTCCGCCAAACAGAGGCATATAAAATTGCTTAACACCTGCATCTAACAACCCAGAAGAACCAGATTTTACTGTGTACGATGCATGTCTCCCGGCTGTATCGACAGAATAATCGACTCGACGAGAACCAGATTCGTATGTTACAATTCTTGTTGCATCATCAATCCTTATGTTGTCTAAAGAGAAAACAAATGAATACTCAAAATCACCTGATGGTGTTAAGCCATGACCGTCATATGTTGCTGGTAGGGCTCTGATATAATCTACATAATCCACATCATTTGAGGTAGACTGTTTGCCGTTCTTTGGACGAATTCCGTAATATTGTTTATATTGATTTGTTGCAAACCCTTCCGAGCCGCTTTGTCTAAGTTGTAGTTTTGGAAATTCAAACTTGATACCGGTGTATGGGGACTGCTGTGAACCATGAGAAGCTGAGAAGCTAACAAGATGTCCCACCCCTGCCCACGCATCGTTGGCATCAAGCTCCTGGGTTGTTCCAAAGTCCTGTCCGGGAACAGAGCCGCTTCCTTGAATGAAGGGACCAGAAAACGATACGCCGAACTCATCATAAGCAGTGGTTGAACCACTAACAAGCATAAATGTCTTTGGACGCCCTTGTCCCAAGAACCCGAAAGGCAAATCATCATCTGCGTAATTTCGTTGAGACGGCTCTTCTTTCATAACAACTCTAATATAGTCTGATCTGTTGATGTAATTGCCATCCATGTTAAATCTTCTATTGTTGTCATCCCAAGAAAGTGCTTGATCTCCAATCTTCTTCCAAACGGCATTCGGATCGGATGGATTTAATGAACAATCAGAGAACATTTCAAGAGTGTTTCCGTTTAAATCTTTAACACAAACAGTGAAAGTTCCAAACCCAGTTTGCTTTGGAGCATTGGACTCTTTTATGTCCTCAATACCTATCATAATTTCTCTCTGAATATCATCACCGGAGTGGAGGCACTCGAACCTAAACAACTTAACACAACCTGCCAAAGAGGCTGAATCTAGTGTTGGGCTGTAAACGGTATTCTCTCCCTTATCTTGTGAGATTACCCAACCAGTCGTGGCAGGCTTATGCCCCACCCTATTATAACTCCAATTATCTTTAATTGCACCATTCGGTTGATTCTTCTTCGCAAGAGGAAGAAGAATTGCCTGTTGGTTGGTTGCACCAGAGCCAGTTACAAAAGATTTAAGGTGTCTTTCAAATGTCTCTCCAACCCAATAGGTTTTTCTATTGTCCAAAGCTGTCATATCTGTATTTGTTAGCTGTGGGTTGGTATTCAGTACCTTTCTGATATATTTTGCGCTTTGCTTATTAAAGTTAAACTTGTTAATTCCGCCTTGAATGATTCCGGAGCTATTATATACTTTAAGCCCGAACATCAGGTCGTCTCCGATGGAGTCAACAAAGCGACACGAACCAGACACATTACCATCACCGTTACCGGTTGCAAGCTCTAGATATCCAGAGTCACAATGCAAGATTGCTGCCAATGCTCCTGTTCCGCATGCGGCTGTTGCCTTAGCGGCACCTGCTGCGATTCCACCTCTTGTTGAGTCATTCGTTGCAGCATTTCCGTTGGCACCAAGAATACCACTTACCACATGAAATTGATCTCTTTCGTTATCAATGTTTGCAACCAACAAGAAATTGTCTGTATCAGTATTCTGTATTTTTAAAGTGGCACCTTTATTTGCTACGCTTACAGCAGAAATAGTGCCATCTGCAATAGCGGCTTCAATAGCGGTTTCAATTACTGCCATCACTTCCGTGGCAGTACTGTATCCGTTTATACCGCATGTATACTTTGGCACATTTTCGGTACCATCGAGAGCTTTAGTAGCAGTTCCTGCTTCAGAGGCAGTATCGTCATTAAAATCGATTTCAAACAATAATCCATCGGCAACTGCGTGTCCGCTGGAATTTGTTGCTAAGTCTGCTGTCTCTCTCCTTATAAATTGGATGATTGTCGGATTGGGTCCAGCGTTAATATCATCTTCTAAGTTGCTAATTGAAAAACCTGTATCAGCACCAAAGACGAACGACTCACCTTGAGCAAACGCACTGTTGTCTGCAATAAAAAGTCCATACGCTGAACCGTTTGTTGCGATTGCACCAGTGTGTGAACCTGCTGGGGCATTCGTTAATTGCCAGCCTGCCATTCCATTTGAACCATCATCCAGATTAGGAACCTGATCACCAAGCAAGCGAATAACCGTTATAGGAGAGTTACCTGATGCCAGCCAAGCTTGTGCGGCATACGCTGCATAAGTAGGCGCAGATAAGTTTGGACCGTCTCTCCAAACATCACCAGTACCTGTAGGGCCAGGAACGGGCTTACCGAAAACCTTTATGTAATCAGACAGATTCCGTATCTTAACGGGCTGCATACCGGGACCCATTCTTGTTCTTCCAATAATGATTGGTCCTTCATCTCTACTGTTGTTTGATATTACAGATTCGTCAATTTCAGTGATCTGAATACCAGGCGATAAAAAATCGAATTTCTTAGGCATTAAATATATCTCCTCTAATGTATCTCTTCTCTAAGTAGTCTTATTTACGTCAAATGGAATAAAGTTATTGTTTAGTTACGTCCAAATATCAAAATTCTTTAATTTTTGGCACAGCCTTGTCATCGGGGTCTAAAATTTCACCAGTAGTGCAGTCTACCTCAACTGGTTTTGGCGTTATTTTTGCCTTAGTTCTAAGCTCACCAGAGCCAGGCTCGTAGTCTCCCATCACCATCCACTCACTTGAATTTGGTAGCAATGTGCCTGCCGCTATTTCATCATCTGTCGCTCCTGCGGTTGGATAAAGGGATTCAAACCCTTCGATATCACCAGTTGTCGGGTTCTCTACTGCTCTAAAGCCTGTCCTGTCCAACTCAGAAATTTCTTGAACTCTTTTTCTTATATAGCACTTTTGTCCGATGGTTATTACACCATTCGGAGGCTGTGGGGCTGGCTGTGTATCGTCCGGTGCATCAAAGGGCTCTAGTATTAATTCTTCTACTGCCACTAGACTAACAACCGATTGCCTTTTAATGATTTGTGGCTTTGTGTTATTCTCCCCATCTCCAATCAAATACCCAAGAACCTTGATTTCTATTTTGGTGCTGAAGTATCTCTCCTCCTCAGAAAGGTTGTTGGTGTTGTTGTCTTGAGAAAAGTCTTGTTGGATAAAGGATTCAAATTTGTGACCATCCTTCTTGAAGACAAAATGGTTTATCTGTCCTGTTCTCGTTATGAACGGCGTTGTCATTGTGTTCATCTGTTGTTGGTATTCTGCCTTCAGAACTATAGTATACGTGATGGCAACATATGTTGGCACTGGGACGAAATAGTCATCGTATACAATGCCTCTTGTATCAAAACCTGGGTAGTCATGTTGGTTTTGTGCATTCCTTTTGAAAACATACCTTGATTGCCTCTTAGCTGTCTCAACTTGATTTATTCTGCTATATGCCATGAATCCGCCGCCCTTATATGCTCTTGCATCACTGGGTGGAGGTGGATGGACATGAGCCTGAATAGCGCCCTTAAACGATGGGTCTTTAACAACGCTTGTTCTTTCTATTGTGATGACTGGCAATCTCAATCTTCCAACCGAATCTCGCAATGACTTATTATGCTTTACCTGATATGCCCTTTCCGGTGACACCCAAAGCACCGGCACCTTTTCAAATCCTTTGTTTGTGACTGCGTGGATATTTATCTTATCTCTCACATACTCAAAGAATCCTGTATCGATTGTTTCTATTGTCGATGGTTTAAAATATAGCTCTTCATCAGTTCGCATTGAATAGTCCGTCCCTTGCTCTTATGCATTGTGCATGTATCTCAAATCTGTGTTCCGGTTGTCCGAACAGCAGCTTTGGTTCAATTAACTTAACTATCTCGTAAAAGATAGAACCGTACCTTACGAAGTCTCCTTCTCTCACATACAAGTCTTGATCTTCCGTTAATCTCCGCTTGTGAAACTTCACCATAACCTTTGTTGTCTTGTCTAGTCCGACACCTTCCATGAATTCAGTCTCGATACCTTGAAATTCGACAAAAGCGAATACCCTAACAGGAGGCAAGAATGTCTTCTCTATAGCTTCGCCGTACAGTGGGTGGAAATCGGTATGTTCAGTGTCAATGGCAAAATACAAAACCTGTTGTCCAACAACACGTTCCGATATCTCATCGTTTACTTGCTTTACTAAGTCTCTTTCTTTCTCTCCCAAGAACATTGGGGGAGGCGGCTGATCTTGTTTATTCCATTTATCGCTAGACATACATTACCCCACAAATATCTTCAAAGGAACCTTCTGTATCACTGCATCGACATTATCAATCAGAGATTTGTCTTTTTCAGCCAGCTTGTCATATGTCATCTCTCCAAGAATTGTCTTCAATTCCTCTCGAAGGGCATTTTGCTCTTCTTTGGCTTGAGATAACAAGTCTGAGGCATTGAGCGTCACCGACTCTCCGGGGATTGGGATGACTCCTCCAAATTTGCCTCGAATTTGCCCTAAAGTCTCCTTTGACAACGCAAGAGCAAATCTTCTAATCCACTGCTTCCCAATTGAGTTAATGTTGGCATAAGGAATGTTCTCAAATGGAAGAGTGTTCATGTTGTTTACACCCAATCCATCGCTTCCTTGTGTTGCATCATCAAATGGCCCAGTGTCGATGCTGAATCTAATCCACCACTTCTCTGGGGAGATGTTGGTTGGAGTTGGATATAGCCTCAATTTGTTGTTTATAATCTCATATGAGTAGTGACTTGTTCTCGTATAGAGGTGATCCTCATATTGGATGGCTTGAATCTTGTTCTGCCAAGGAGGGATTACATTGAAGCTCGAATCGTCAGCGTATTGTCCATATGTGTGCATATCACCAGTGACGTTTAAGCCGCCGTAGTAGCCGTAAAATCGCCACATCTGTCGAGGGGTAACGTAGTATACCTGACGGACTTTAATTCGCTTATTATCCTTGATAGCACCAGCGTATGGCAACGTGTTTCCAACCTCTTGTGCAGATGATGAAATGATGCTCTGCAAGTCATAATCTTGCTGATCATGCACCGATGCAAACGATGCAGAATAGATTGGCTGAGTACCACCGACAGTCGCTTCGTGACTAAAGGTGTCTCCAATTTTAAAG